CCGAATATCAACAATTTGTGTATAACATTTATCCAAATCAATCGGACCCAACGCCAGAATATCTGCACCTGGTGCGAGAATAAATCGTAGACGTCCCGAATGGAAATTTGTTTTAACAATCTTAACATGGAAATTAATAGAACCACGCCAATATTTAAACATATCCGACATAAATGACAAATTTGTATTATCTCGACGAACCATAGTCCCACTCACTGCAGTTCTACAAGAAGCAGGATGTACGGGCCATTTCCAGATAATTGTACCACTGGTGCTAGCTGCAGACCATGTGAACCTATCCATAAAGACAGGCCTCTGCAAGATTGTCGACAATGCCATCTCATCCTCATTAGTGCCCGTGGTTCCAGATGGACGAATAATCGAATTATGTGAATCTAAGCCCATTGGCTTTGCAAGAGTCATACCATCAAAATTGGCATAATTTCTCACGTAACGAATAGACATAGGAGTTTCAAATGATGGGTTGGTAGGTTTTGACCACCCAAAAATCGCTGCAACTCCAGAAGCAGCATTTGTAAACCAAGAAAGCGACGAAAGTGCCTCTCCAACAAAAGGAATTTTGCCCATTTTACCAATTAAATTTGTTTGTGCTGTAAACATTGTTTCCAAATCACCCGCCTTCCGTTCAGCACTCTGAACCGAAGCAGGCACCTTAATCTGAGCATCGAGAACTTTAGGAAATTTAGCACTGGAAAAAGAAAAAGGTGGTACACCTGTGGGCATCTCAAGAGAAACATCCTCAAAATGAGCCCACATTCCCGCAAATACGTCGGCTTCACCTGTAAGTGCGGAATAAACAATCACTTCTGCTCGTCCCATCTCACCAAAACCTGTAATTAAATCAGTGTGAGTAATAGGTGACATGTATGGAATACGTAGCTCAACAGAAGTAGAATCACTCAGGTCGAGATCAATATGTCTATAACCAGTCAAACCACCGAAATGTGCTTCATTAGAAGGAAACACACTCTGTGAGTTTTTAAACGGAATCCACACAAGCAGCAGACGTCCAGCATTAAACGGTTGAGCATTAACCTGGAGTCGAATCACCAACGTTGCTCTAAAATACCGAAAGCCAGCAATTTTCTGGGCAATCATCGGCCGCGACAAAAGAGCACTTGGAAAGTCTGTCTGATTCAGAATTGCTGCTGGACCACTAGCAAGTGGCCATGTAAAATTTACATAATTCATAGGACGAGCAAGAAAATCAACAACTGAATTAGTCAAGCCATCATCCGCTGCCTTTGAATATAACTGATCCTGAGTCAGAGCAATGTCATCAACGGCAATTTGACCGTCCTCGACAAAAGTGACAATCTGTTGAGTTTGTTCTAGTTGCACTCCATCTAGAAAGAGGTTGGTATCACTCCCAACAGAGTTTTCATTTTGATTTGTAGCAAGTTAATAATTTTATATCCTATGAGTATGGATAACTCAATCCATAAACAGATATGTCGAATAAGTATCCTATTATTTGTGAAGGGCAAACACTTATTAATAGGGTTAAATAACCCTCCCTTCGCATGCTGCGACATGCACTGGAAGCAGAATTTGCTGCATCTCCATTGACGACAATTTAGGAGAAGCTCCGATCTATCCAGATTTAGAGCAATTTAATTGCTTCTTCAATTTGATATTGTTGGTACGTCTTGAAGAAAACAGGCACACGTTTCCGAATAACCTCTGCCGCTCGTTTAAAAGCAGGAAGTTCCACATCAAACACACTTTCATCATGCTGAGCGAGTTCACGCACGGCATCCTGAAGAATTGTCGCAGTAAGAACATATTGATCTACCGACCCATGATTCCACATAGGCATCTCGCGAACAGTAGCAAGTGCCAAGGGAGCACGATACCGACACTGAGCAGAATCCCATCGGAATTTTCTCTTCAAGAAATCGATCTCACACAGCTCTCTATAGGGAACAAGCTCGCCTGACTTTGCCTCATCGGTGTATTTCATTCCGATTCGACTGTAAGCCTCTGAAATCGTTACCTGGTTAAACCAAGCCACAATCTCATCAGCAATCGACCACACATCATCGTCTCCATAATTGAAATGACGAATAAGACTACGAAAGAAATCCAAACTGGCCTTTTCAGGGCAATTACGACGCGCACACTCGAGATACACATAGCGTGCGGAAATAGAGTGATACGAACAATTTAATACAGTTGTCATTGGACAACCGGACGGTTGTGAATGGTTCCACATATAGAATACATTGTCAACAAGATGAATTGAATTCACAATTTCTGACCAAATGGCTCTTCGAATCGTACACACCTCAAAGGGTGCATTGTCCCATTCGTTTATTCCATCAAGAACAATCCAAAGAATGTCGGGATGGAGAGTTCCGTCGTAATTTGTAAAATCACCAGCCAAAACCTTACGGCCAACCTGTTGCAATTTCTGCACAATACGAGACCAATCGAGACTGTACACATTCACGCCGACACATGATTCCACATCAATCTTATTGCGCGTCATGTGGGCAATGTAGCCACCAAAATACTGTCTAAACAGAATGGTGAAAGCCATTTCACCACATGAAAACAATCGAGTCTTTGCAGCAGCAATCTTGTCTAATGATCTTCTCTCATCCTTCAAAGTATCACACCACACTGTGCCAGGACGAATCCCAGCTTTACACTTGTCAAGGAGCTCATCGTACTTTGCACGCAACTCGACATTATCAAGCACATATTCATCTTCTCCGAGCCAATGAGTTTTACCTTTTCCCTTCTTCTCCCAACCATAGCCAGGTGAAGTGGAACGCTTAATTGGCGGGTAACAATCATCACCCTCAATTCCGGTTATTGCCTGCTCATAAGTTAGAATAATCTGATCGCGATCTGAACTCCCAATCATCTGAAAGAAGTCGTTTGCACACTCCTCTAGAATCTGGAGATCCAAAGGGGGTGAAACAGGACTTGCCTTCATTCGTGCATTTCGCATTGGATCAACGAATTGCCCATCAATGTGCACAGGCTTCAGGACCGCTGGTGCCATAGTAGGCACTTGAATTACACCATGAACCGGCGATGGCAAGATCTTAGTCTCTGTACCCTGGAACAATCGTTTAGAATCAGTTCCAACAGGGTAGAAATTGCCCTCAATTCGAGGAACACAACTCCACATATTTCGCCCGTTCATACAAGTATTGACCTCAAGTTGGAGACCCTCATTTCCCAACGTGGGTGGGCTCATCGTGGCCTCTGCATTTGCACAAACAAGGTTTCTCTCCAAGTATTGTAAGAAGTTCCGTGTCACCGGTGTACCGTATCCCTGGTAATGTGGATCACTAAGACCCGCACAATGGATTCCGAAAATTTTGTTATGGAAGTTCTTATCGAATGCGACAAGAACCGCACCACAATCCCCACTCACGGTTTGGATGTTGTACTTAAACAGTGTTCTGACCTTAACCGGGTCATCTCCTCTGCCGATGACAAATTGAGAATCGTCAGCCATGGAATCACTACCAAAATACTGACGAACCATAATTTTAGGGTCAGGAATGTACCCGATCACTGAAATCTGTTGGAGCTGCTTGAAGCGACCAAAGTCAAATGTGTCCATGAATTTTGACGTAATATCGACATGTTGATGTACCAATCGAGGCAACTCGATCATGCAAACATCACGAAATCCAAACGCTGAATTATCATCATCCGGAACATAATACATTGGACAGTCAGCGAGTGGAAACTCAATTCCATCCTGGAAATTACCATTCCTAATTCTCCAACGTGACTCAGAATCAACGCGCGACAACACATGACGATTCATAATCGCGAGTCGTCCCTTAACAATGAGGATGTTGACTGCATGCTCCCATTTCTCATTAAGGAAACATTCCAATTTGTACATGTTGCGATACACAACATTAACGACCTCGGCCGCATTCTGATCCACACATGCCTGCTCACACAGACGCTGCTGTGACTCAATTCCGAGTCGAGCATACCAAGTCGGGTCACATGCATAACAATAGTCCCTAAGATTGCCATGGCCGCCGGCACAGGCATTATCGCACACCTGGCAGTAACCAGAAGCAACACCATGAGGGAGACACGGTGAAGATGAAAACCATCCTTCAGTCTTAATGGTCGGACGACCCTTCGTCACATCTGAATAAAATTCAGATGTCACGGGAACCGCTGGGCCCTTAGACGCCTTTTCACCTACTCTCTGCTCAGCAATTGTTCTATTAGGTTTCCCTTTAGTTACATCTGTAGCATAAGATTCAGCTATTCGCACGGCCTTTTGCGAGTTGGTCCTGTCGGTATCATACTTCTCATTGGTCAATGTTTGAATCTTCTTAAAGATCTTTTTATACATGAAACTGGCCACCAATCCAAAAATGATGGTAGCACCAGTTGCATACAAGGCCAATCGAGTGGGGGTAATGCCAAACTTAGATTGAACATACTCCTCACATCTTTGTGTCCCCTGAGCAATTCTCTTTCTCAACTGGTCAATACGCGAACTAACTGCGCATCGTGCACACACTTTTGATAAGGGAACATCAAATCGACACTGAAAGGCCTTCTCTGCCTGAACGAACAGATTCAGATAGACCTCATCTGTCTGCATCTCGTCATCAACGTAAAAGAATGCCGATTCAACTGACTCAATACAATTTGCAAACGCCTCTCGCTGATAAGGTGGAACAAAGTAGCAATCACTCCTGCCAATACCAGCAAGACGGCTCTTATCCTCATCACTCACTGCTCCAAGAAAAACAGGGAGAATTCGCCCTTTTACATCCTTCAATGACACATGAACATCAGGTGTGAAAAATCGCTTCACATCCTGAAGACCAAACTGTGGGTCCAATAAACATGTATCAGGGTCAAAATCACCACGAACGGGTGGTTGCCACTCACCGTCCTTTGATCGCTCAATAGCATCAACGATGTAATGCTCCAAATGTTCGTGAAACGACTCAAACGAACTAATCGACCTCTTCATCACATCGACACATCTCCTGGCAATTTCCTCAAAACTAAGACCAATCTCCAAAGGTGTATCGTTAGGACAGTCCTTGTCAATGATGTCAAACAAAAGACATCCAAAGATCGCAGATTTACCATACTTTGCAATGGCATTATCTACTTTCTTACTATCCAGAATCTGAACTGGTTCACCATCCTGAATATCAGTCTTAGCGAAGCGTGGGTGGGGTCGCTGACGAATTTTGAGATTTACACGCCTAATAACAGCTTCCGGATTGGTCAGAGACTCGACAGCAAACCGAGAACGATTAGAAGTCCACAAGACCACCTTTGAATTAAAGGTGGTGTTGCGCTTCTCTGACAACTCTGCCATATTCAACTGCCAAAAAGCAGTATTAGACATATGAATTGCCTCAAGAAACTCTGGGTTTGGTGCCGCCGGGGTGTCTTTCAACGCCCCAAAGTCATCACAAACAGTCACATTAATACCATTATTGTAGCCATCCCAGAATTTACCGCCTGGGCGTTTGAAATAGGTCTTCTCATGAAGATCAGACGCCTTCGTCACTCCAAGGGCAGCCTGCAATTCTGCAATAAGCGCCCAGAGTGTAGTAGACTTACCAACACCCGAATTACCAAAGAAATGAATAATAGCAGGCGCAACCCGTGGTTTGGTTTGGCCCGCACCACAATTACCTGCTGTCTCACGAGCTCGTGTTAGGAACATAATACACTGCGTAACCGCTGTACGTTCCTGCATCGGAACCTTGAGGAGGTCCAACAGACGAAGAATGTTCAAACCACGGGTCAGAAGTGATTCAACAGTTTGCTTCATCACCTCATTACCTTTAATGGTATTCTCAAAATCAGGAATCATCAGTGAATTAACCTCTGTAATCCAATTATTAATGTTCTTCCACTCATCCATGTCTTTCTTCTCAAATCCAAATACACGGTGGGAAACAGTATCCCAAATCGTAGTGAAACAGGACTCTCCAACTTTAGCGACCTCATCATAAGAACGAATAATTCCGCTAGTCTTAGCAAATCGGTTGAATGTTGTGTCAAATTTTTCTCCTCCAGGTAAATACCCCAATAGGGTAACCACCAGGAGGGTGGAGGCAGCTCCTCCCACTATACGAATTAGAGCCGTAGCATCAAGACCCTTTGAAAGAATCTGCTCATGGAAATTTGCCTGTCCAGCAAGTCGAATCAACTCACCATCAGTAGGTTCACCAATGTGCAGAAACTTCTCATTCGACCATTTACGGACTAAATTAGTTTTCCTGATATTATCACAGATGTTTTTAACTGCATCGCGTGCCTGATCATAATAACTCCTAAAAAGTTCTAAAACTCCATCTAGAACACTCTGAGCAAGCTTAAGAGTCATCAAAAACTGTCCGATTGACAGCATGATTGTTGCAGGTCGATCCCAGTTATACCAGATATTCGTGAGGCACAAAAGCCCCGAAGTCACAATTGACTTCCAATCGATGGAAGAAGCAAAAATCTGAAGCTTTGCACAAATCTGGTCAACAAAGTCTGTTGTTCCGCTGAGGTCAATCTTATGGTTAAGATCAAATCCCCATTGGGGGGTCAAACACGTTGGTGGTCTCAGTCCCGGAGGAAGCTCGCCCTTTCCCTCAATGAATTCGGGAATGAATTTATGGTAAACCTCCACTCGGGTAATCACATGACGGTGGCCAAATGATGCCACTCTATAATACTTGCCTCGTGGGAACTGGCAATGCACGATATACAAAAGCACATCAGCTTGGCCGAGAGAATAGGTGTATTCATCATAGATGTAAGAATTGCCCTCTGTAAAATGGCGCTCTTCAAAGAAGCGCCACATGCGGCGAGCGGCCCATTCTTCAAACACAGTAGGTTTATGATGGAATGGGTTTGCATATTGAACGCGGTGGCACTTAAGTGCACTACAATCGTGTATTTCTTTCGAATTATGATAATCACGTCCGCAACCACAAATTTCCTGAGAAAAAGCACTCTGAGGATCCAACACAAGAGTTTTAAGACTCTTAATTCTTCGCTCATCTGAGCGTTTCCTTGTCTTTTCCTTAGCAAGATGTTTCTCCCATAACCATTCTTCGTTGGTAATCCTTTCGAATTTTGAACTCTGAATTTTTGTGTTTTTCCTTTCCAATTTGGAAAGATAGAAGGGGTTTTTGGTGTTTAAAGGCACCGCCTTGTAGTTTTGAGTAGCCATAGGTTACACGTAGATGTCGCAGTTATTGAATATCCACTACACAGCTTATCTGCGGTTAGCTGTCTTGTGGCAAACTCCAGGTTTTCTACGCTTTGCGCGTAGCAGGTCGGACAACCTGCGACTTTATACTGAGTCGTAAGTCCCTTTGGTCGGTGGGGTCCGTGTCACTACTCTTTACTAGTACCCAAGTTTAGGGTCAAACTTTTATATGAGGTGACGTATACCTAACAACTGCACCACCCGGATCAATGTGATGCACCTTATTCATTCAGACCCCTAAGCGGGGGCACTATGTTTATTCTTACAGATCACCATTAATGATCATACCAATGTGGTGTAAACTTCCGTCCTAATTGTTGTTAATTCAACATGAGTTGTTATAATTTGTTGTAATTCCGATATTCGTTAAAAATCCTACATTAACTTTCAACGGAAAGAAAACGTATGTCGGTCGAATCAATTCACTCAATCGCACATTGCGGGTGCAAGCAGCCAGTTGACCTGGATCTTTTCTTTGTCTTGTGAATGAGTTGATTTTGGTTATCAACAGGTTAATACAATCGCTGTATCAAGCGCCCTAACTAGCGTAACGTCAAATAGACAGAGCCAAGCGAACTATGGTAGTAATCGCATTGACGCTAGACGTAATAAAAATAGAGTAAATTTGGGTCCGCTCTTAACGGATTCGCCTGTAAGACAACTACAGGGCTCTTAAGGCTCCACTATAAAAATGGTTACCGGGATGAGTTCATACCCCCGCCAAACTAGTAATCATTTGAGTGTTGTCCGAACTCGTCTCCGACAATGAGACGATTCTTTCACCCATCATAACTATTTGGGACATTTTATTTTCACGGAAAAACACACTTCAGAGTGAAGTGGGCATAAAACCGTAAAATCGGGTCGAGGAGTAGGCATAAAGCCTACCCCCCG